GATTGCTACGTTGAAAGAATCAGTAGAAGTAGAAAAGTCTTGAGTTTGTAAAGCATTGACTCCAATAGCTATTGACTTATTACCTTTGTGGTCACTTTGTAAAGCAGAAAGCCCTATTGCAACATTAAAATCAGCATCTGTTAGAAGATTTCCAGCTAGGCTACCTATGAGGGTGTTTTGTACGCCCGTTGTGACGTTTTGACCCGCTAAATGGCCTACTGCTGTATTATGAGAATTTGTAGCTGTAGTGAAGTTTTGTGCAAATAAAGCTAAATAACCTATTGCTGTTGACTTACTGCCAACAGTATTTGACCCTAAAGCTTTATACCCTAAAGCCACACTTTCTGTACCCTCAGTATTTGCAGTAGCAGCACCCATACCGACAAAAGTATTTTGAGAAGCTGTAGTTTGAGCATCACCTGCCTGATACCCGACAAATACGTTCTGATCCCCTGTTGTTAGAGCAGTGCCAGCCTCATCGCCCAAGGCTACGTTAAAATTACCCCCAGAGGCTATTGAGTTACCTGCGTTGACGCCAAGGCGAAGGTTAGATGTACCTGCTGTAGTGGTTGAAAGCGTTCCCCCCGTAGATGGAATCACAACATTACCACCACTGGTAATTGAAAGTTTTGAGGTGGCCGCTTCAGACGCCCCTGTCATAAACTCTAAGCTGGTAGCGTTACTAGACGAACTAAAGTCGCCCTCTGAAATAGCCTGTATAGCCGCCGCAATTAAAATGGCGTCCGTTCCCGTGCCTTCGTTTGGCGCTTGGAAACTAATCTTACCCAGAACATCATCGGCAGCAATATCAGCCTCTGCCGTTTGCAGAGTTAACAAAGCCGTGCTGTTATCACCCGTGCCGGGGTTTTTAACAAACAAGCTGGGTACGTTTAAATCAGTAAGCGCATCAACTACCACTGCCCCTGATCCAGCACCATCTGAATAGACAGCTTTAGTGTGGCCGTTAGGAATGGTAACCGTAGCGCCAGAACCCTGCTTGATAATAATGTCAACAGACGAACCTGTTGTGGCGTTCTCAATAAACCACATCTTGCTGACGGTGTTTGGACCCAATGTAATGGTGCAAGTGCTATCCAACGAGCCTGTATACTTTAGGAACATCGCACGACCGGGATCAGTGGCCCCATCCGCAATGGTCGTTGCGTGGGTATCAGCGTTAGTCGTAATAGCCTCAGTGCCAAAGGCAAAGGCTTCTGCAATTAATTCTAGGTTGGTGTTAGTTGTATCGCCCCAAGAGCCAGACTGTTCGCCTGACCCAATTTCTTCTAGGCGAAGATCGTTTGTATATACACTTGCCATGTTATTATCCTATGCTGCGACAGCCGTGTTTAGAATGTCCTTCCAATCAGGTGTCTGCGATGGTGTTATAGATGAAAAGTTCGAGTTTTGCGATGGGATTATATCCCCCCAAGTTGACCTTAGTACGCCAATTTGACCAGTCGCACTTAAACCCGTAACCGGAACGATGGCATCTCCACTGATTGTGGTGCTGCCGATTGCCGAAGTCATTTGAACTTCAGTGTTGGTTGTAAAGTAACTGCCTAATGCAGATGTTCCCGCCACCCCAGTAGGACTAATGTTGGCCGCGCCAACAATGGTAACCGCGCCAACGGACCCAGTACCCGCAAGGCCTGTTACAGAAACGTTGGCCTCACCGTCGATGACAACAGCAGCACTGTTAACAGAAGCAGTCGCAGTAATGGGATAGGCAACATTGGTATTCCAAGTGCCAGTATTCCACCCTTGTATGGAGCTATTCCACCCCTGAAAGGCTGCGACCGGATCGGCCATTAGGCTATCCGAATAATCGCGTTAGAGGCGTCCGCAGTTGGAAATACAATCGTAAAGTCGCCAGAACTGGCAGCTTTATCTGCGCCAAAGTCCAATACGCACACGGTAGGATCGCTAGTGGCGGCTTCGTTAAAAATCAACGCGCCCCGCACCGCCGAAATAGTAACCGTCGAAAACACCTCATCAGCAAAATCGGTAAGCGCGGTTGTGCTGCTTGCGACCGGAGTAACACTGGTCAGGAAGTTGCCCTTAGCGGTATAGTTTGTGCCACTGATTTCGTTGGTTGACGTATAAGCAGTGGTTGCAGCGGTGAACGTGGCGCTGTTATCATACAGTGCCAGTTTAAACTGATTACTTGCCGCCGTGAAGTTATGTACGCCTTTTAAAATCTCAACTTTAAAAGAAGTGCATAGAAAGTTGCCGTTAAAAGCCATCTACATTTTCCTTATATATTCGGCCAACGTGGGCTGACCAGCATCTTTTATTGCATTATATACCGTAGTTCTATCGCTTTGGATAGCCTGCCTCATGTACACAGAAATGATCTTTTCCATCTCGGAACGATATGCACGGGCCTGATCCCGTATGGCAGGAGGAGCGTTGTCAGAAACACCTATTATCTTGTTTACGCAACGCAGTGCAGTTTCTTCAGGGGTAAAGCCACGGTTATCCGTAGTTTCAACACCCACTTTAAAATTGTTAGACATAGATACGCCAAAAGACATGCTATTCATTGTTTCGGCCTCACCACTTGTCCCGTTCGATATTCATCGGTAACTTCTTTAGATTCGCCCAGTGCCTTCAGGCCCATAATAGCTTCACCAAATCGTTTCTCGTACAACACTTCCATGTCTTGCTCACCTTTCATAAAGATGTAAGCTTCCATTAATGCGCCGTATAACATAGCAACTTCAGCGTTTTCACTAAGCCAAGAAACAGTGGTATCCGCGCCAATGGCCGATATAACCGCCGTTGCGCCGCTAATACTTCCCGTAATAGTTTCGCCAACGGTGTAGCTTCCGCTGGGTATTTCTACCACAATGCGCGTCGAAGTTGTTATAGAACTGACCTCGGAAGATTCTCCGCTAGTGCTGCCCGTAATAGTGTCATCACCCTCAAAAGTTCCCGAAACGTTTGTTAACGTCAGCGTAAAAAGACTAACGGTCAAACTGGCAGGCCTAAAGAAGTAATGAAGTTCTACATTGTACGAACTGTTAGGAGTTGGACCTATAATGAAGTGATCCAAGTCATACTGAGCGTAGAATCGAGGCGTTCCCGTTGTTGCAGGATTAGGGTTAAACGATTGAACAAAGTTGGCATCTTTAAAATCTAAAAACACCTGTTCACTGCTGCTGTCGGTGTAGCTTAACGAAAACGGTGCTAAGAAATCACTGGGGGCAGTCAAAAACTTGTTGGAAAACGTTAACGTACCCGCCGCATTGCGCTGAAACAGACTTAGCTGCACGTTCTTTAGAATGCGCTCCTCGGTGTTTCGTATAAAGATAGGCAAATTTCTAATAAACGTGGTTTCGTCGTTTTCAGTGTAGTCCTGAATAGCCTGTTTAAGCGTGGTATATGTGTAGCTCATGTTGTCACCGTGACCTGACCTATTGCGCCTTCTAAGGCCGCAGTATTCTTGATTTCAGTTGGAAGTTCCGCCGTTCCCGCCGAAGCCCAGTTGCCGTTTCCAAGATATTTAATCCCGTTAGTCGTTATAACCATGAAAGGCGTGTTTGTGTCAGGAAACTGAGGCCGTGCATCCTGCAAAGCTTCTGGATCAGAAACCTTGCGGAAAGGACCTAGTTGAGGCTGCTTGGCTTCCCATTCATCCCTGCCGACCAGCAAGCCGTTCCACTCTTTGCGCATGTCCCTGTACCGATACCGAAAACCGGACCGGTCAGAAATGGCATAGGCGTTCTTACCGCTGGCAAACTTTCCCATTAACCCGTCCTAAAGTATTGGAATTGTGGAACAACGTTAAACGAAGCTCTATCACGATCCTCTGTCATCGCACGTTCAAACTCTTCTTCATACATAGCCTTTAAAAGCTGTACGCGCTGCGGGGCCCGCTTAACTGCTATGTAATAAGCCAGACCCGCGGCCAAACACGGGTAAAACCTAAACGGCATGTCCACAGTATTGATGTATGTATCGGCGTCATCCATGCGCGTTAGCGCGTTATAGACAATAACGTCTGTGCTGTTGTCAGGAGTCGGCCATATTTTTAAGCTAGGCGTCACCTGTCGGTCCAAGAAGAACTGATTGGGTTGGCCTTGCGTGGTTTTATTAGGAATCGTTAAGTATTCATCGCGGCTTAGGCGAGACAACGAATATTCCGTACCATCGCGTTTAGCTACCGCAGCTAGAATATCAATTATATCTGCATCAAGAGTGTATTCTCCCGTGCCTTGCACCACTGAAACCGTGCGTTGAGCAATAGTCCATTGGTTTAAACCACGGTTGGCCCATTCCGCCAACATTAGATTTAAGGACCTTTTTGCAGTCTTTAAATCATAGCCGGTACGAACCTCTAGGCCGCAACGCTCAAAAGCTTCTTCAATGTATTCTGCTACATCAAGTTCAAAATTAACGCTGCTAGATACGGCCATCTTAGTCCTCGCTGTAAATGTTATCAAATATCTGAGTTACATCTAACGTATAGTCTAAATCAGATTTAGAATAATGTACATGTTGCGAGGGCTTGAAGTCTGGCGCACCCTCTCCTGTCTCAAACCATGCCGGATGTGTAACTCTAACACGGTTGTTTGGCAGAGCAATAATGCTTCCGGTCCACTTACCCGCATCCAAAAGCTGCATTACATGCGCCTGCTTGTGTTGGGCAGGGTCATCCGCAACGTCGGTGTCGGTGTAGTCCACCGTAAACATGTATTTGGCGGGATAAAACTCGCCATCTACCTTAGCCATCCACGGGCATGGGGTGGCACGATCCAAAGTATACACGGCGTGAGTGTGTGATGGACAATCCCAAGGTTGTGCCGCATGTACGGGCATTGCTTCAGGCCACTCATCCAACGGTTCATCCGCAACAAGGGCTGTAATCGGCATACGCGCCCACATAGCGCCGCCATGAACATTTACATCGCCGTCCTCATCAGCCTCGCAACCCGTAAAGATAAGTTGAAAGCTTAGGCAACGATTTGGCATCGTCGTGACAGCAATAGCCATCGCATGTAAAAATTCGCCGTGATAACGCTCATGGTTGACCGTATATTCACGACGAACCCAGCACTTAAAGTGCGGTATGTTGCTTTGTAAAAAAGGCATTCAGCTATTTTTTCCTCGCCGCGCCGCCGCGCTTCATTTTAGCCGCTCCGCCCTTGGCAAAACCTTTTTTCTTCATCATTGCGCCGCCGTTACGCATCTTGGTTGCAACAGGCTTCTTAGCCGCTCCGCCCTTGGCATAACCCTTTTTCTTCATCATCGCGCCGCCATTACGCATCTTTGCCGCGGCTGGTTTCTTAGCTGCACCGCCCTTGGCATAACCTTTTTTCTTCATCATTGGATTGCTCACTTTCATTTCGCCGCCCATAGCAGCTTTTTTAGGTGTTTTTGCGGTTTTAGCCGCTGCTTTAAAGTTAGCCGCAGTCGGGGCCCCTTTGGAACCCGGCTTCCTCATAGTTTCTTTACTTCCACCCGCGATTCGACGCTTTTTAGCGTGAATGTTGGCGTATAATCCTTGTTTAGTCATGGTATTTAGCAAGCTCCTGTATTCTGGAAGAGTTGTTTTCTACAACCTTCAATAAGGATTCAGTGTCTTCGTGAAGAAGGGCCGTCAAAGTGTGTAATTCAAACAATGTCACGCCCATCCATCCTAAATAAGCTAGGAAAGCAGCGCCGCATAGGCCTGAAACTACCTCACTTTTCAAGGTTTCTTCCTAACCATGCGCTTTAAGGTTTTGGCCTGACCCGCATGAAGTTTAGAGGCTTTGTTCAAGCCCTTTATAACCTTCTTTACTTTTCTTTTATTACCTTTAGACAGCATTGTAATTTCGCCTTTCTAACACTTCCAGCGTTTCCGAGCCGCTTTGCCTCGTTCGCCGGTCCAGCCCGCAGACCGTGCGCAGAAAGACTTCTTACGAGCCTTGGCGCTTTTGGTTTTTGGGTTTGGGGCAGGAGGCTTCAGTTTGCTTCCGGTTGCCTTGTTGTATTTGGCTCGGCCCTTTGCTGTAAGGCCCGCACCCTTTTTAACGGACAATTTCTCGCCACGTCCAACGGATAGACTAACTTTTTTCTTATCAGCCATAGCAACCGTCCTAAGATTTATGCGTGATAGAACATCATCAAGTCAAACTGCGGAACAACAAAAGTAACAAAGCAACCATCTTTAAACAAAACGCCCTCATCCGGCATAAACGGATCGTCCGAGGCATTGTCAGTTCCAATCGAACGAAACTGAATTAGTTCTGTGCCTGTAACACCGCCGTTTCGTAGGTTAGCTTTTCCGGCGGTTCCGCCTGAATAAAAAGAAAACCCTTGTAAACGAGTGCGGCCTGCAAAGATTACATCCGCCGCATTGGCGTTAATTCCAGCCGAAACGTTTCCAGCGGGATTACCAACAGCGGTAATACTTAAAATAGTTTTAAAATACCCGGCGCTAGTAGCGGTGCCCGCGTTAGCGCCCGTGACATTCTCCGTAAGAGATGCACCGTTTACATCCGTACCAACTACGTTAAACGATTTTGAAGAATCGTTTCCGGCTGATAAAATTGTTACTTGTCTGCCAGAAGCGTTGGTAACACTTCCACCATCGGCTAAAGCACCACCAATAACCAAGGCTGCGTTGTTGCCCACTGAGGCGGCAACTGATATTCCGTTTGCGTCTAAAGCCACCTCATCGCTGACGATGACCGGGGTTACGTCTGATCCTGCCATTTCGGCCTCCTATAAAGGAAGGCGGGGCGTTAACCCCGCCATATTAATACTTACGCAATCTGAACGTACTCAATGATAAACGTAAACGAACCAGCCGTTGTAGCATCAACCGTGTTAGTGATGTTACAGAAGATGTTACGCGCTGCCGAAGCGTACTGAACAGAGGCTGGCGCTGTGGCTGCATCTTGAGTCTGAAGAATTAATGCTGTTATCGTTACGTTACCTAAAACAACTGTTGTACCAGCATCTAAGATTTCGTCAGCCTGAGTAGCTACAATTTGTGCGCCTGAAGAAGATGTACCAACTTCATAACCAATGTCACCACTTCCAATAACGGGAGCCGTAGCACAAAAGATTTTAATGTTAGTGATGATTGTGTTTGCAGGCTGTGCAAATGTACCGATTGTAGGACTATCGCCAGCAGTAGTGTTCACTGTCACACCTGTGACGTGAGCAACGTGCTTAACAAACAAACTATTGACTGCCGTTGACAATGTTGTAGCGCCTGTAACGGCGAGTGTTCCGCCAACAGAAGCGTTTGTACCATACGTGGAATTGGTTGTGTCTGCCCCTGTCGAAGCACTTGTTGTAATAGATTGAAAACCGTCTTGCGAACGTACTGGTCCGCTAAAAGTAGAATTACCCATGAATATCTCCTGTCGTGGGTTAAGTCAGCCACACATTGCGACTGTCAGGGATAACCAAATACTACAGGAGGGCTGGACAAAAAGAAAGGGGCAACCGAAGTCGCCCCTAATCCCTGCCAAAGAAGGCTTGTTACGCTGCGCCGGGAGTTCCGAAGACTGAACGCCAGTCGGATACGCCAAACGAATAACGCTCACGAGCTTTGAACCGCATGTTGCCTGTATCAAAATCGCCTTCCATAGCGGTTTTAATTGCGGCACGGTTGAAATACTTGAAGCCGTTAGGTGCGTCAGTTTTAATAAAGAACGCGTCTGTGTCAGTCAGGAAGTGGTTTACCACTGCACCTTCTGGCAACATGCCCATGTTCTTCATTGCGTTATTGTCATTGTCCGCCGTTCCGCTACGCAGATTGGAGTTCATAACACGTTCCGCAATAAACTGAAGTTCTTTTGGAATGATTAGTTTCATTCCGCGAACCGCAACTTTCAAGCCACGCTCATCGGTAAAGCCTGCAACGTCAATCAGCATCTGCTCCAACGAAGTCTCGTTGAGGTCCGCTGCGGTCGCCAGAATGTTAGTCTGAGTACCGGACAGTGAAGGGTGTGCCGCTGAACAAAGCGCAGCGCCGTCACCAATTGCAGAAACACCCGCGGTAAACGCGTTGTTAAGGATAGCCGCTGCCTTGATCTGCTTTGTCTGAGCCATAGAACGGGCCAGAGCCTTGGTATAGCGTGATGCCAACCGATCATACAGGTTATCCTCAATTGCTTCCTCTGTGATAGAGAAGGCAAGTGCGATAGTTTCGTGAGTGTACCGTGCAGTGTAAGTTTCTTGTGCATCGTCAAAAGAAACCGCTCCGCCTTCACCTTTAACAGGTGCCGAGGCAAAACCACCGAGCATAACTTCTTCCTCAAAAGCTCGGTCTGAGCTTTCTTCTTCGAAGATTTCGCCATGTTCGTTTTCGTACCGGTCGTACTCAAGCCCAAACAACGCGTTAAGGCCCGGTTCTAGCTCTTTCGCTAGTTGTGCGCGAGATATAGCCATGTTTTAAGCTCCTTATACGCCAGTTGTAGAAACAGTGCCCGCTGCAATGGAACCCGTAGGCGCATTGAAGTGGTTGTTAATACGAACAATGAGAGGGATACCAGCCGCAGTGAAGTCAGAATTAGCCGGGTCTTGTTGAATACCCATAATTCTAAGTGCCAAAGTGTTGGTGGTGGCAATTGTGTTCAAATCCGCAGTTGCAGAAGACAAACCTGTTGCAGTCGTTCCGCTATTGCCTGTTGCAAACGCAATGTTTGCAAAAACAGCAGCACGAATTTCCGCTTCAGTATTAGCCGCAGCTACAACATTTGAAGTTGCGATTTGAAACAACTGGTTTGGATCATCGTACAAAAACGCCTTCACAGGGAAGTCGCTGTCAGCACCCGATCCGGGCCAAAAGTTTGAAAACACGGGCTTACCCGTGGTGTCTGAAATGTATTCACAACCGCCAAACACACCCACGATACCAACGTTACCACCAGCCGCAGCTTGCAGATCGTCAATAACACCCGCAGCAAGCGGAATAACCGCCATGCCGTGGAAGATTGGGTTAGAGTTGTCGGATGCAATACGATACTCGGACATACCCGTAGACGAGACTGAAGAGCCCTGTCTGGAAATCGGGCGTAGACCATATGAGGAATCTGTATTCGCCATTTACTTTTCTCCGGTAGTGGAGGACCTAGTTCTTACGTGGTCCGCCAAAGGTTACACGAGATTGACGATCAGGCTTGCTAATCGTCATCGTTGAATGTGCATTCTCCCGCATCATGTCTTGATCTACCGCATCCATTTGATCGCGACTCCGTTGAGAGAAGTAATCAGTCCGTTCAGCAATAGTTTCAACAGGTATACGAGCGAGCATTAAACCGCCAACCCCAAACACACCTTCATATTTACCTGATTCGACTACCGGGGATTCAAAGTCTGGGTACTCGTCCTGACGGACAAGTTCATAACCTTCGCGCAATTTTGCGCTGATGTTTTTTCGATCATCAAACCCACGCGTTTCGGCGCGAATCCAACGATGCTTAAAACCATCCGGTGCAGGTGGTGCATCTAACATAGACGGGGGAGCCCACGGCTTACGCGCAGCCGTCTTTTCCCGTGTTTTGTTTGCGCGAGGACTTCTATCAATCGTATTGTCAGACATGTGTTTAATCCTTCACGTATTTTGCGTATTCACTTAATGGCACACCCAATTTTTTCGCGATAGCGACTTGGCTAGGGGTGAGTCTAACCTTTCTCCCACTACTGCGCCCAGATGTACTTCTTGAAACGCCAGCAACCGTCTGAGCGGACCGCTTGCTAGTGTTATTTGCGGGCGTTCTGAACTTGTCAGAAATGCGCCGATCCAGTTCATTATAGTAGTCATTGGACTGCGGGTCAAACCCTTCATCCTCAACTAACTTTTTATGGATGCCAAAAGCTGCAAAAGTCATGGCTTCGTCTTGACCAAACCAATCGTTCTGTTCCGCCCATTCTTCGGCCTTGCGGTCGGGGCGTTTAACTTGTTGCTGCTGCTGTTGGACTTGTTGCTGTGGCTGCTGTTGCTGTTGACGCTCTTGCTGCATCTTAGCTTGCGAAGCCCTGTCGTTCTCAATCGACAATGACGTTAGCTTGCGTTGAGCCTCAACCGCGGCCTGCGTGTCGCCAAGCTCCATCGCACGGGCCATCTCTTTTTCAGTTTGAGATAGCTGTGTTTCCACACGCGCAGTGTATTCGTTGACGTAACTGGTATCAAGATTCGCCATTCGGCTCTTCAAGCCTTGTGATTCTTGCTGAACCTGCTTGGCGTAATTAACCGCCTCGGACTCCCGACGTTCCGCTTCACGCATCTTCTTAGTCAGGCGGTTAATACGCTTTTGTGTTGCGTCATCCGCCCGCTCAAACTGGTCATCAGCATCAGCCGTAGGAGAATCAACTTCTACTTCCTCCGCCTGCGCCCCATCTAGTTCAAGTTCAATCTGATTGTCGTCTGCCATCTTCCGCTCCTAGAAATGTAGAATATCTTCGGGGTTAGCAATCTTTGCCAACACCTCGTCATCGTTTAAAATCCTGACTTCTCCGCCATCAATTTTAAAACGAGAACCAGCATATCGAGCAAACATTACCCAATCGCCTTTCTCGCACCAAGCTCCTTCAGGAAACTTGTCCGAATCCATGTATGCCAACTCGCCCACCTTTAGGACGTAACCGACTTGGGTTGAAACAGACTGTTCGTCTACAACTTTATCGGGAAGGTATATCCCGCTTTCAGTCTTTCCCTTGCCCTTGTAAGGCAAAATCAACAGCCGCCAACCGGTCGGGTTTGGCATCTTTTCTAAGAGAGAATGACCCAATTGTTCGGGGTCTAAAACTTTATCAGTCTTTTCTTTATACGCGTCTTCCAAGCTGGCTACGCCTAACTTAGCTGCGTCCAAGTCTATTGCATGTGCTTTAATCAACACTACGCTCCTGTTTATCTAGCAGGCCCTTGAGTTCCTGTTCCACATGATTCAGGGCTTCCAAGTTGCCCATAAGCTCACGATATTGCTCTAATGACTTGACGCTGCCGTATTGCATTAAATCGACAACGCCCTGTCTTCTGTCTCTTATAATGCGGAAAACTGCTTCCGCAATATATATCTCATCCATTCCCAGAAACTCCCATTTTATCCGATAGTGGGAACTTATGGGATTTGTTTTAGACCTGCAACATTAATTCGAAATGTGGCGCGTCAATAAAAGGCCGACGTGATTGTGACCTACGCGTGTCTATGTACGAGTTCATAGCATCCTCTGCGGTATCATTCCACGCGCCTAAGTCGTCAATAGTCCAAGCCGCGCCCCATCGCAGCTTCACGCCCGCCGCGGCAGACCCTTCTTTCATGGCATCAGCAATCTCGTCATACAGGTTCAACTCCCAACGGCCACCATCGCAGTAAGCCATTAGGTCTACAGCGTTGCCATCAAGGTGCTTACTTTTCATAGTTTGTGAAGCCCCTTTTGCCACCAGAGCGCGTTGTTCGTCCATCGTCCGCAACCCGCAGATCACACTGAAGTCCTGCTTCGTAACGCCGATAGCGTACCTCACGACCGTTGCCAGCCTTTCGTCCACGCCTTCTAAGTTTGACAGGCTTCGTTTGCCTAGCTTGTATCCCATAACTCATTCCTTCCCTGCTATAAGTTCCGCTTGCTCTCTAACAAGCTCCTGTTGTCTTTGTAACTCTAGCCACTGTTTGTCTAACTCAGACAACTGTGGAAAAGGAACAATCTTCTTTCCCGATAAATAAGCAGGTACAACATCGGGCTTCTTAAACCAACGATTACCCATGCCTACTTTCCTGTATACTTAGATATGGCCCGGTTTCCAAACCAGAATGCTAAAACTGCGCTCATAAGACCGGCAGTTTCTTGGTCCCACATAAGCTCAACAGCCTCTGTCCATTCTCCCCCAGACTGTCCGACCTTAACCATGATAACAACCTTGGTTGCTACGAACAGTCCGAAAAAGGCATAAGTAATGACAGGACGAACAGAACCCCGAAGAGCGTTGATAAATCCGCCAGCATCGATAGACTTGTCATGTTCATACAGCCCCTTTGTTTCCTCAATGTCAGCCTTCTTATCCAACTCAACAAGTTTCATTTCTGATCGACGTTGCGCTAGTTCCGTTTCAAGCTGCATCATCTCCATACGGTGAGCTTGCTGTTGGTTGGCCTTAAAATAACTCAAGACCTCTGGGAGAAAAGAACTCCCAAAACCTAACAGACTTCCAAGTAATGCCATCATTTCTCTGATCCTAACCACACAGCAAACGCGCCTGTCATAGAGCCAGAACATATTGAAATCATTGCCGATTGTTGTGTGGACAGGTCATCTAACGACATGCCCCATTCAATAACCCTTATATACATGATGGTCATAACAAACATCATAAGTCGGGGCAAAATTC